ACGTTGCGATCTTGCGTAAAGCCATGCTTTACGATCAAGGCCAGCGCAAGGCGCAGGCGGCGGTTAAGCCTCAACAGGTAATGCGTCCAGTTAGGCCGGGTTCTCAGGCGTCCGCGCCGGGGAATAGAAGTGTTTCAGATGTAACCCGTGCAAAGCAGCGTCTCGCTAAAACCGGGACTGTCAACGATGCTGCTAGTGTTCTAGCGGCGCTTCTCTGAAAGGATATAGGCTATGACTATCGTTACCAACACCTTCACGCGTTATGATGCCAAGGGCATCCGTGAAGACCTGGCGAATGTGATCTACAACATCTCGCCGGAAGAAACCCCGTTTCAGTCTAACACTGCCCGCGTGAACGTGAAGAACACGTTCTTCGAATGGCAGACGGACAGCCTGGCGGCGGCTTCCACCACCAACGCGGCGCTTGAAGGTGACGACATTTCGTCCTTTGATGCTGTGACGGCCACTTCTCGCCTGGGTAACTACACGCAGATCAGCCGCAAGACGGTTGTTATCTCCGGCACCCTGGAGAGCGTGGACAAGGCTGGTCGCCGTTCCGAACTCGCCTATCAGATGGCGAAGAACGGTGCGGAACTGAAGCGCGACATGGAAGCCACGCTGTTGGCGTCCAAGGCCGCGAACGCTGGTAACAACACCACGGCGCGTCAGACGGCTGGCTTGCCTGCCTTCCTGCGTACCAACACCAACAAGGGCGCTGGCGGTTCTGATCCGACGGTTTCCAACGGTGTGGTGAACGCCACCCGCGTTGACGGCACGCAGCGTACCTTCACGGAAACCATCCTGAAGGACGTTATTGCCCAGGTGTGGACCGAAGGCGGTACGCCGAAGATTCTGATGGTCGGCCCGTTCAATAAGCAGACCGTCAGCGGCTTCGCTGGTATTGCCGAAATCCGCTACAATCAGGCCACTCCGCGCCCGACTGTGATTATCGGCGCGGCTGATGTTTATGTGTCTGACTTCGGCGCGGTGTCTGTGGTGCCTAACCGCTTCCAGCGTGAGCGCGATGCTTTCGTGCTTGACCCGGAATACGCGGCGACGGCGATCCTGCGTCCGATCCAGACCATGGACCTGGCGAAGACCGGCGACGCTGAAAAGCGTATGATGCTTTGCGAATACGGCCTCATGGTTCGCCAGGAAGCCGCGCATGGTATCGCTGCTGACCTGACGACTTCGTGATGGCAACGGGGCTGGCGGGTGACTGCCAGCCCCACCTAAAAGGTGGCTTATGGCTGACAAGATTTTCAACATTGATCCGGTAAGCGGGATTTCTTCTTACTGGCATTATGATGACACCACAGACACGGCGATTATTGAAAAGCGCCAGGATGTGTCTGAAATTATTGACGCCAATAAGGCGCAGTTCAATGAAGATCACGGGCGTTATGGCGAGTGGAACAAGGTGGCGTCCATTCCGCTGGCGGTTTTTTATGATTTGAAGATGAAGGGTATTGTGGATGATCCGGTTGCCATGAAGAAATGGCTAAATGATCCCTCGAATAGGTTTTTTAGAACAAGGCCTGGGAGAGTGTAATGTTAAACAGATTTATGGATAAAATTTCACCTGAACCAAATTCAGGGTGCTGGCTTTGGACGGGAAGTGTAAATGGATGTGGTTATGGACTTTTTGGCGTCGGTGGCTCTGGAAATACACGCTGTGCCCATCGCGTTTCATATGAATTATTTGTTGGCAAAATAGAAAAAGGTAAATTTGTTTGCCATAAGTGCGATATGCCTTCTTGTGTTAACCCAGGGCATTTATTTTGCGGGACTCCGAAAGAAAATACTATTGACAGAGATTCTAAAAAAAGAACGGCGGTAGGCTCTAAAAATGGTAAATCCAAATTAAATGAAGAACAAGTTTTGTTTGCCAAAACAAGTAATTACTCAGAAAGGAAAATAGCAAAAATATTGGGAGTAAGTAGAGGTACAATTAACGCCATAAAAAGCGGAAAAACATGGAGACATATATAAATGTCGCCTGTTATTTCAGTCTGTGTCCCCTGTCGCGATGTGGTGGATAGCGGGTTTGCCTTTGATTTAGCCCGGTGTGTTGCGGCCCATACGGCGGCAACCAGGGACAGGGTTTTGCTGTTCCAGAACCAAGGGACGCTAATCGTCAATCAGCGGCAGGAACTGGCCCAGGCGTCCTTGGATGCAGGCGCCACCCATATCCTGTTTATTGACGCTGATATGCGGTTCCCGAAGGACGCCATTTTCAGGCTGTTGCAGCGGGATGAGGATATTGTCGCGGCTAATTACAGCACGCGTAAACTTCCTCTCCAGCCGGTGGCTTTCCGCGACGATACCACCACTGAGCGGGTTTATACGGAGCAGGATGATACTGGGCTGGAATCGGTGGCAGCTATCGGCATGGGGTTGATGCTGATTAAGGCTGAAGTTTTCCAGAAAATGCCGAAACCTTGGTTTTTCATTCACTACCAAAATGGTGTATATAGCGGAGAGGACATCTGGTTCTGCCGGTCAGCTAGGGAAACAGGGTTTAAGGTGATGTTAGACCACGATATTAGCCATCAGGTGCGCCATATCGGGGGCTTTGAGTTTTCCTGTGCCCATGCGGCAGCTTCAAGGGGTGAATAGATATGGCGATTTCCAACTATTCCACCCTACAGGCTTCTATCGGGGATTGGCTGAATAGGTCCGATTTGACGGCGGTTATTCCTGATTTCATCACTTTGGCGGAAGCCCAGTTTAACCGGAACATCCGCCACCGCCGCATGGTGGAGCGGGCCACGGCGACGCTGGATAGCGAGTACAGCGCCGTCCCGGCTGATTGGCTTGAAAGCATCCGCTACCAGATCAACACCAACCCGATCACAACGATGGAATTCGTTTCTCCTGATCAGGCGGCGATGTTGAAGGGTGCCAACGGGACCACCGGCAAGCCGATCTATTATACGCAGATTGGCCAGCAGTTTCAGGTTGTCCCGGCGCCGGATAGCGGGTCCGCCTATACTGGCGAGTTGACCTATTACGCCACGATCCCCGCGCTTTCGGTTTCCAATACGACGAATTGGCTTCTGACGGATTCGCCTGATCTGTACCTTTATGGCGCGCTTTTGCAGGCCGCGCCGTATTTGCAGGACGATCAGCGTATTTCTACCTGGGGAACGCTTTATGAGCGGTGCCTTAACGATCTGAAGGTTTCCGATGAGCGGAGCCGGATGGCAACCAGCGCCCTTCGGATGCGGGCAAGGAGTTTTGGTTAATGACCACAAATGCCTTCACCAATTATCTTGAAAACAAGATAATGGCTTATGTGTTTTCCGGAACGGCATTTTCTTCGCCGTCTGGAAGCCTATACCTTGGTCTGTTTACGGCGGCGCCTGGCGAGGGCGGTGGCGGTACGGAAGTCTCCGGCAATGGTTACGCTCGCAAGGCGGTGACAATGACCACCAGCGGCAATGCCAGCACCAATAGCAGCGCGGTTGAGTTTGATGCGGCGACAGGGTCTTGGGGAACCATTACCTATGTTGCGGTGTTCGATGCGCTGACTTCCGGCAATATGCTGGCTTACGGCGAATTGACGGCTTCTAAAACCATCGCTTCCGGCGATGTGTTCCGTATCCCGGCTGGTGATCTCGATATAACTCTTGAATAGAGGTTGGTGAAATGGCGTTTGTTATTGCTGATCGTGTAAGAGAAACGTCCACCACCATCGGCACGGGTAACTTTACCCTAGCTGGTGCGGTTACGGGCTATCAGACTTTCGATGCGGCCCTGGATACTGGTGACACGACTTACTACACGATTGCGGATCAGAGTGGGGTTAATTGGGAAGTGGGTATTGGTACATTTACCAGCCCTGCCACGCTTGCCCGAACCACCATTCTATCTTCCAGCAATGGCGGCAGTGCTGTCACTTTCACATCTGGCACCAAGGATGTGTTTATTAGCCTTCCTGCGTCGAAAACAGTTCAATCATTTAGCGCAGGCAGCACTGGTTTAACGCCGTCAACTGCGTCTTTTGGGGCCGTTGCTTTGGCCGGGACATTAGTGCCTGCCAATGGCGGCACTG